GCACAACCGAGGCTGAGTGGGAAGCGGCAGCAACCGAGGCGCTGACCTGGCGCGGCGAGGCTCCCAAGCCCCCGGCCGCACCGAGCGCCACAGGGCAGGGCAAGGTGGGCGACCCCATTGGGGCTGTCGGCGGCCAACTCACGGACGCCGACCTCGAAACCATGACGCCGGACCAGATCAACAAGGCGCGCCGCGACGGGCGCCTCAAGACCCTGCTCGGCTAACCCCGACCCACAGAAAGGCCAACCATGGCCATCACCAACTTCCGCCCGACCGTCTGGCACGCGTCTCTCCTCGAGAACCTGCACCAGAACACCTTCGTCGTCCCCACCCTGAACGGCGACTACGAAGGCGACATCACCAACGGTGGGGAGATCGTCAAGATCACCGGCTTCACCCAGCCGACGATCGGCACCTACGCGGGCTCCATCACCCGCCAGGCACTCACGGACACCTCGCTGTCCATGCCCATCGACCAGAAGCGGTACTACGCCTACCTCGTCGATTCCGTCGACAAGGTGCAGGCCGCTGGCAAGTTCGACGGCGTGCAGGCTGACGCTGGCGCCGGTCTGGCCGACGCCGCCGAGGACTACGTCCTGACGAACATGCTCACCAACGGCACCTCGGCCGGCACCGTCGCGGTGACCACCTTCGCTCTGGCTGACGCCGCGGTGAAGCTGATCCGCATCGCCATGGTCAAGGCGAAGGTGCCGCTGCTCGGGCGCTTCCTCGCGGTCAACCCTGAGGGCGCTGCGTTCCTCATGGACAACACCTCCTCGCTGTTCAAGGCGAACGAGGCCGGCTCCGACGAAACCATCCGCAACGGCCTCATCGGCACCTACCGGGGCTTCAAGGTCATCGAGACCCCGTCGGCTTCGATGGCGAACGCCGCCAAGCCGTGCTTCATCGGCTACTGGGGTCGGGCCGTCGGCTTCGCCCAGCAGCTCCTCCAGACCCGCGCGAACCCCGCCCTGGACGCCTTCGGCGACCAGATCGACGGTCTGCACGTGTACGGCGCCAAGGTGATCCGCCCGACCGCTGTTCAGACCTACGTCTCGCTCTAAGGAGAACCCGTGAAGTGGATCAAGGCGAAGAACGGCAACGTCATTCTCGCCATGGATGAGTTCGTGGACGGGCTCGTTGAGGCCGGCCACCTCGCCTTCGACACCGAAGACGAGGCCCGCAGCGCTCCCGAGATCGCCCCCGAGCCGGAACCCGAGATCGACGAGGGTGACGAGTCCGATGAGGACTCCGACCCCGAGCCGGAACCCGAGCCGGTAGCACCCAAGGTTCGGCGGCCTCGCACCGCCAAGCCGAAGAACTGAGAAGGAGGTAGCCATGGCTGCATTGCCGTTGCTGGCATCAACCGCCGAGGCGACCACGTGGGGATTCACAGTCTCCGACGTGTCGCTCAAGAAGGCTTCGGCGCGCATCCGTGGCTACCTCTCCCAGGACATCACGGCTGGCACTTCCACCATCAAGGCGCGCGGCCCGGTGTTCCGGCTCCCGCAGCGTCCGGTGGTGGCGGTGTCGTCGGTGCTGGACTCCGACGGGCGCCCGGTCGACTTCGACTTGGCCGGCTCCGTGCTTACCACTGCCAGCCTTGACGTGCTGACGGTCACCTACTCCCACGGCTACGCAGCCGACGCGCTGCCTGAGTCACTGGTCGAGTTCGTCTGTCAGGTCGCACAGCGGCTCGGCACGCCCACCCCTGAACTGGCTGCCGGCGTGCAGTCGGAAGGCACCGGCCCGTTCTCGGTCAGCTACGGCTGGGACTCCTACAAGGCTCAGGCTGGTTTGACGCAGGGCGAGAAGGACGTGCTTGACCGCATCTGGCCGCGCCTGCCGCAGATCATCGTCATGGGCTCCCCGGCATGACCTTTGCCGCTGGTGAGCAGATCACCCGCCTTCGCGCCCCGTTCATCGTCGATCCGTACTCCGGGCTCCCGACTACCCGCGACTGGGCGAACGCTGCCGGGCTGCCGATGGACGGTTTCGGCCTAGACCCTGGCGGCTCCTACGTGACCGGCACGGTGAACCGGACCACCATCACCACCACCCCGACCCTATACGGCCCTTACGCGGCAGATGTGGCCCAGTCGGACCGTGTGCGCGTCCGGGGTGTGACTTGGGATATCACCGGCAACCGGTCGGATTGGGCTAATCCCCGCACCGGCTCCACTCCCGGCTCCGTCTGGCCGCTCAAGAAGGTGGAGGGCTGATGTCCGGGGACTTCAAGATTACCCGCTTCAACATGGCTGAGTTCATCGAGATCAGCAACACCGTCAACGAGCAGGTCTGCAAGCCGCTCGGTGAGAAGGTGCTCGCAGCCGCCAAGTCTGACGCCGACGGGTTCGCCGACTCTGGCAACTACCGTGACACGCTGCGGCTCGAAGTCCACCCCCGCACCAGCGAGAAGAACTGGGCACGGACGCAGGTCATCTCTGGCGCGAAGTACGGCTTGCAGGTTGAGTCCCGCCACGGCACCCTCGCCCGCGCGCTGGGCTCGCTGTGAGCACGCCGAACGTGGTCGAGTATGACGATCTCGAGCTGATCCTTGGCCCCTACCTGCGCGCCAACCTCACCACGTGGGCGCCGCTGGTCAACCGCACCTTCCCGCTGCCCACATGGGTGCCCGGCTTCGCTGTGGTGATCCGCGACGACGGCGGCACGGACGCCTCGCTGGTCACCGGCTCGCGCTCGGTCGGCCTGACCGTGATCGGTGCCGCCAATCAGCAGACGAAGCAGCTGGCCGAGCGTGTCGCAACCCTGATGCGTGCCTTGCCCGATGCGCTCCTGCTGCCTGTCGCTGACTGCACAGTCCGCGGCCCCTATTCGCTCGAAGCCACCAACCGGAGCGAGTTCTACCTGACTGCCGACCTGATCGTGGTCGGGCATTCCGTAACCCTGTAATCACCACGAGAGGCAGCAAACATGGACACCAGTGGTCTGAACATCAATGCAGTTGGAACCGCGATCCGCGGCATGACCGGGTGGGAGCCGAATGGCACTGTCGTCCCCTCGCAGGCGAACATGGCGCTCGCCAGTTTTGTCCTGCCGGGCAGCTATGTCCGCATGGGTCTGCGGACCACGGACGGCGCCCCGGACTGGGCTGAGTCCCCCGCCGCCCTGATCGACCTGTACGAGGCTGGGTTCAAGATCAACCCCGGCACTGGCGCGGCCAAGGTCAGCCAGACGTTCGCCCAGTTCGACGACACTCTCCGCAAGGCTGTCCGCGGGGTTACCCCGGTCAATGGCGTCATCGACGTGGACATCGACGCGACCCCCTTCGGCATCCTGTTCACCGAGGACGTGTACCGGATGCAGGACGGCTCGTTCAGGATCTTGCGCAAGGCTGCCCCGGCCACCTGCTCCAGCGTCAAGACCGCCAAGGGCGCGCGCGGCTCCATCCTCGGCACCTCCGTCGAGTGGGACGTGGAGCGCTCCGAGGCGATGGGCAACAAGCACTTCCGCGAGGCTTGGCTGAACGCCGACACCGCCCCCGACCCGATGGTTTGGTCCGTCGCCCCGTCCGGTTTGACCGTCGGCGGCCAGATGGTCATCCATGGCATCAACTTCACCGGCACGACCGCAGTCACCATCGGCGGCACCGCAGTGGTCACCAAGTCGGTTCCTGACGACGGCACGATCCTGGCCACCATCCCGGCCGGCGTGACTGCTGGCTCCAAGGACATCATCATCACCTCCCCGAATGGCGTCTCGACGGCGTTCGCCTACACGGTGAGCTGATGGCTGATTCTGCTGAGATCGTGGGCGATGACTTCGTTGTCGTCCACGATCACGGGACGACCACGCTGTCGCTGGCCGTCCCGCTCGATGGCTTGGACGCGTGGCTCGACATGGACGTGAACATGCCGTGGCGGCAGTTCCACAACTTCATGCGCGACCAAGTTATGCCCGAGGCCACACGGGAGCAGGTCGCGGCGATCGAGGCCACCGACGCCCCGTTCGCCCTCGCCCTCGTCCGAGGGTGGGGCAATGCGCTCAATGATCGCCTGGGAAAATCCCTGTCTCTGTCGCCCTTTGGCGCGGAGAGCGAGCTGCTTTCGCCGCCGACCTCTGGCAGCGTTACGGACTTCGAGCCGATCGCGCCGGAGCCGACTGTAAGGCCGCGACGGTCGAGGTCTACGCCCAAGCCCTCCTGAGCGATCCAACTAGCCGGGTGGTGGCAGCAAGCCAGAAATGGCCCATGCCGCTGCCTGACTGGATCGCCCTCCACGGACACCTGGCCCTGTTCGCTGAGGATGCCCCGATGCCGTGGGATCAGGCCGGGTCTGAGCCTGAGATTGACCCTGAGATTTCCGCCGAGGCTGAGGCGTTCCTGCTGACCCATTCCGCGCTCCGTTAACTAGGAGGTTCCCCCGATGGGTGAAGTTGCCAGTTCCTACGTGTCGATCGTCCCGAAGATCTCGGACAACTTCGGCAAGCAGTTGCAGACGCAGATGAAGGGGTCGGCCGCTGGTGCGTTCGGCCCGATCGATGCCGAGGGCAAGAAGGCTGGCGAGAAGTCGGCCAAGACCTTCGGTGGCGCGTTCAAGGGTGTGGTCGGCCCGATGCTGGCACTAGCCTCCATCGGTGCCATCACCACCTTCGTGGGCAAGACGGTCGCGGACTTCTCCGAACTCCAGGACGCCACCGGAGCCGCCTCGGTCGTATTCGGCGACGGCATGGACCTCATCACCGCGAAGGCCGAGAAGGCCGCGCAGGTGGCTGGCGCCTCGAAGGTGGCATGGCTGAACGGTGCCATCACGATGGGCACGTTCGGCAAGTCCGCCGGGCTGTCCGGCACCGCACTGGCCGACTTCTCGAACGGGCTGGCTCAGACCGCAGCCGATATGGCCTCCTTCCGTGGCACCAGCCCGGAGCAGGCGATCGAGGCGGTTGGCGCTGCGCTGCGTGGCGAGACTGAGCCGATCCGCGCTTACGGCGTGCTGCTCGACGATGCTTCGATGCGGCAAGAGGCGTTGAGGATGGGCCTCATCTCGACCACCTCGCAGGCGCTCAGCCCGCAGAACAAGGTATTGGCCGCTCAGGCCATGATCCTCAAGCAGACGAGCGATGCACAGGGCGACTACGCCCGCACCGCTGACTCGGCCGCGAACGTTCAGAAGACCCTGGCTGCCGAGTCCGCGAACCTGTCCGCTGAGATCGGGGCAAAGCTCGCTCCCGCCATTGTCGCGGCACAGAGCAACGGCATCAAGCTCATCCAGTGGGCTACCGACAACCAGGCCGCCCTGGTGCCGCTGGCCGGAACCTTCGGGACCGTCGCGGCCGCTATCGCTGGTGTTGTCGCAGTCGGCAAGGGCGTCGAATCCTTGAAGTCTGCGCGTGACACGGTTAAGGGTCTCGGTGACGCCTTTCAAGATATGGGCACGAAGGCCAAGATTGCCACCGTGTCGGCGGGTGCGATAGGTATCGCCCTGACCGCTGCGGCCATCGTCTACAGCGTTTTTGCGCAGGCGAACGCTGACTCAAAGGCGAAGGTTGAGGGCTTCACGCAGGCCATCGACGCCGACTCTGGCGCGCTCGGCACCAACTCGCGCGCCTACGCGGCGAACGAGCTGGCCAAGTCTGGTGCGCTGGTTGCCGGGCAGAAGCTTGGCCTCAGTGCCGACGTTGTGGTGAGTGCCGCGCTCGGTGAGGCTGGCGCTGTGGCCCAAGTGGCGGGCGCCTATGACGTGTACCTCAAGGGCGTGCAGGCTGCCAACCGGGCCAACCCCGACAAGAACGCGGCCATGGTCGACTCACAGACTGCCGCGACCAACGGTGCCGACGCCTACCACACCCTGACGGGTGCGGTTGGGACCACCAGCACCGCAGTGCAGCAGGCGATGGCTGACCAGAAGCTTCTCACCGAAGCCACCACGGGCGGCACCAAGGCCACCGGAACCATCACGGCCGCGCTGGTCACAAACAACGCGGCACTCAAGACGAACGCCGACGCGCTGCAGAAGGTCATCGATAAGCGGCTCAAGCTCCGGGGCGACAAGCGCTCGCTGGAGGCAGCCATTGACGGCGCCACTGACTCGCTCAAGAAGAACGGCAAGACGCTCGACATTCACACCGAGAAGGGCCGGGCCAACCAGCAGGCGCTCGATGACATCGCCACGGCAGGTAAGGCCGTGGGCGGCAACATGGACCACTCCCGCACGGCGTTCATCAAGGCCGCAACGGCGATGGGTCTGTCCAAGAAGGCTGCCGACAAGCTCGCCACCAGCCTGGGGCTCATCAAGTCCAAGACGGTCACCGTCAAGGTGCAGTTTTCGCAGGCTGAGGCCAACTTCAAGATCGGCCTCGACTACTTCGGCCACAAGGCTGCTGCGGGCGGTGCAATCTACGGCCCCGGCTCGGGCACGTCCGACTCAATCCCGGCGCTCCTGTCGAACGGTGAGCATGTTCTGACGGCGGCTGAGGTGCGGGCGATGGGCGGGCAGTCTGCCGTCTACCGGATGCGCTCTGCGGTGCGCGGCGGCGGGATGCGATTCGCTGCCGGTGGCGCGGTTGGACCTGCGGCTATCGGCGGACGGTCGCTGACTGTCAACAACATCGGCGCGGATGCTGCCGAGCTGACGGCACGAACTCAAGCCGCGTGGCGGCACGACATGGCAGGGATGGCGGTGCAGTCGTGAGCTACTACTCGCTGAGCTTGGGTGGTATCCCCATCCTGATCGCCCCGCCCGCCACCTTCCCCGAGTCGTGGCGCTTCCTGCTCGCGCCTGCTGGTCTGACGGGCTGGCGGACCCGCGCGCAGGACGCCACCGACGCATCTGCCCACTGGTCCGGTGCAGGTCAGGTGGCAGGCTCGACCGCCACGGACGCCCGGCAGATCATCATTGAGGGCTACGTGCAGGGCAAGCTCCCCGGCTCGGTCGAGGAAGGGCTGGACGCGCTCGCCCGCCTGTCCAGGACAACCCTGACGGTTGCCGAGGATGTGCGCGCCCTGGTCCGTTGTGCCGACGTGCGGGTGACGCAGATGCAAGAGTCGCGCCTGTCGGCAACCCTCGCCAAGGTCACCTTCAATCTGACCGCTGACGACTCGCTGCGCTACTCGGCCGAGTCCCGGCTGCTGACCAACGGCAACAACCCGCTTCCGAACCGTGGCGACACTGCCGCATTCGGCCGTCTCGCACTCACTGGCCCGCATGGCGCGATCTCCATCACCCACCCTGGCGGCGTCTGGACGTTCCCGGCGCTCACCACCGGGCAGTCTCGGCTGGTCGACTTCCGCGAGCAGCGGACATGGAACGGCAACGTCCGCGTGTTCGGTGCTGGTGCTGGATCTGGCCCAATGCCCCGCGTCCTGCCCGGCTGGCCCGTCTGGATCATCTCCGGCATGGGTTCTGGCAGCGCCGTGCTGTCCCGCTGCGAGGCGTGGACGTGAGCCTCACACTGACCCCGGCAGACGACCGTTTCCCGGTCCGCGTCTGGTCCGCCGACGCCACCACGGGCACCATCCTGGGCGAAGTAGTGCCGATGTCCGGCTCCACCTGGTCTGCCGAGTTTAGTGGCGGCGCGTGTGACGCAACCTTCGATCTGAACCTGCCGCTGAAGGATGGCACCGGCTGGGACTGGGCTGCAGTCACCTACGTCCGCGGCCTGCTCGCACCATGGAAGCGCACCCTCGTTGTTACGCAGGGCACCGCCTGCCTGGGCGAGTGGCTGCTGACGAAACTCACCCCCGTCGACGCCACGAAGGTGCAAGTCTCCGGCGTCGGCTGGGAGCAGTACCCGGCCTCGCGCGCCGTGAAGCAGAAGTACAAGTGGGCCAGCGGCACAGACCAGATGAAGGCAGCCCGCACGCTCCTGCTCGATGCGCTTTCCGGGATCACATTCACCATCCCGACCGCTACCGACTCGACGCAGAACGTGACCGCGGATGACCGTTTCGATGCCTGGTCCACCGACTACGGGCAGGCGCTCGAGCAGGTGTGCGACACCGACAATGGCCTTGAGTGGGCAGTCTCCTGCTCGGTGGCTTGGGTCGCTGGCGTGCCCACGACGGTTACCCGCACGATCGTCTGGGGCTTTCCTGAGATCGCCCGCACCTCGATCCTGACAGCACGCCGGCCAGTACCCGGCGAGCGCGGCGGCAACGTGTCCGACTTCTCCCGCCCCGTCGATGCTGCCCGCCTGGTGACAAAGGCGGTTGTTCTCGGTCGAGGCTCGGGCAAGAAACAGGTGAAGGGCTCGTACTCGGACGGCACCTTGCTGGCCGCGGGCTATCTCGAGGTGGTCAAGGTTTACACCGAGCCGACGATCAAGAAGTCGGCCACCGCCACCCGCCGGGCGAAGGTGCGTGTCAAGACGTTGGAGAAGCATCTCATCGTCCCCGGCCCCGTCTCGATGCGTCTGGTCGACACCGAAGCATGGCCGCAGGTTGGCGATCTGATCGGACTGTCGATCGCAGCCACCCCGGCCGACCCGGTTGCCGTCTCTGGCAACCTGCGCGCTGGGAAAGTCTCGTGGTCGGTAGCCGGCGGAACCGTTGACACCGTGGACGTGGAGGGGGTCGAGCAGTGAGCCGTTACCGCAAGCAGCAAGGGCTGGGTGACAACGTGCGCGAGATGTACGCCAAGGCCATTCAGGCGATCAGCTCGGGGCTGGGCGACTCCTCGATCGACTGGGACGACAGCGGCGACGACGGGTCCAGCCTTGATATCACGGTCAGCGATTCGACGGTCGCCAAGTATGGCCACGACGGCGGGGATCACGGTTTCCTGGTGCCGAACGGTGGCGGCTGGCAGACCGTGCAGGCTGACGCGCAAGGTCGGGCCGACACCGCCAAGGCTGCCGCGATCGCCGCCGCAACCGTACTGAATACGGCTATGGATACCCGGATGGATACCGCCGAGTCCGACATCAACAGCCTGCAGGCATCCCGCACAAGCATTCAGGCTCGGCTCAATCTGATTGAAACCTACCTATCCGACAACCCCATCAACGGCCACCCACCAGTGTGGGGATAAGGAGCACGACGTGACTGACGTTCGTATCAGGCTGCGCGAGCAGGCCAGCAGCCAGCAACCCGCCTCATCCGCCGCCATTACATGGATACCAAGCGTGCCGGTTGCCGTCTCCGGCGGGCTGCTGTTGCCATCCCCGAAGACGGTCGCGTTTACCGGCACTGAGGTGACCGTTGCTGGCTTGGAGCCGTGCGACGGTCTGGCCGGCTGGGTGTGGCAGGTGACGATCACCGCCGATGGCGCGATCCGTGACCAGCGGAACGTGCTCGTCCCCGACTCCGTGGCTGTGCTCGACTTCGAGAACCTGACCACACTCAAGCTCGGTGAGATCGCATCCCAGGATGCGTCCAGTGTGTGGGTCGGCCTCGACGACAACCCACCGCCCGCATGGTTTCGGGGCTGGTGGCTAGTGAGCGCACCCGGCAATCCCGCGCTAGGCACCGACACCGGCTCCGGCGACCTCCGCTCAGTCCTGTGAACCCCACCATCCGAACCCTGTCGAGGAGTGCACTGTGACCACTATTGCAACGCTTGCCAACTTGAAAGGCCCGCAGGGCATTCAAGGACTGCAGGGCATCCCCGGCACGGGTAGCGCAACCACGGACGTGGCGACCACCGCTCTCATCAACACCCCCGCTTCTGCCGTGCGCGGCGCGCTGGGTGGCCTCTATGCCCCAGTCGCCGAGCCTGTTGCTGTGGCGCTCGCGGCGGTGACGCCCACCATCGAGGAGTTGATCGTCACCGCGACCCCCCGAGACCTCACCACCACCGGCAGTAGCCCCATCCTCGTTGCGCCCTTCCCTCTCCAGGTCATCTCTGCCAGTCTTCTCGTCTGGCTCACCCCCGTACCGCCCTCCAACGACACCAACTGGTGGGAGTTCCGGCTCAACAAGATCACGGTCGCCGGAGTTACCACCCAGATCGCCACAAAGAACAACAAGATTACCGGAGGCACCGCGATTGCCGTGCGGGTCGCCTGGGACTTCGACGCCGTCGCCTGGGACACCACCGCGGCGACCCTCGCCAAGGGTGACATCCTCGGGTTTGCGGGCTACATGACCGGCGTGGCAACGTCAATACAGCAGCCGATGGTCACCGTCCGGTATCGGCCGCTGTGACGGCCACCCGTGAATGGCCCCTACCTGTCGGGGGGGTGACCGTTCACTTCATCGGTGACCTGCACATGATGGCCACCGACACCAACGGGCGCCGGGCAAAAGCCCGCACGGACATGACCGGATCGCCACTACTCCCGCCCGTTGTCGCCCATGTGCAGATCGGCGACTTCACCGACACTTACGTTCCGGCCTACGACACGGCCGCACTCGCGTGGCTTGCTGGACTCACCAACGCGCCCCGCTACGTGATGGTCGGCAACCACGACATGTATGGGCGCACTGGCGACCAGGCCGCCACCGCGTACGGGATGGCGTCCAAGAACTACGTGGTTAACCTCGGCGCGATCACCCTGGTTGTGGTTGGCCCATCCGCAGACCAGGCCGACCACTGCACGATCCTCCTTGACGCGGCAACCCTCGCATGGCTCGACGCAACACTGACCGCCACCCCCGGACCCTGCGCCATCGCCTGCCATGCCCCGCTCGACGCCACCGTGGTTGCAAATGCTACCGACCCTGATGCCATCGGCAGCACCAACCCCGAATGGCACGCCGAGCCAAAGACTGAGATTGAGGCGATGCTTGCGGCTCACTCCAACGTGGTTGCGTGGATCGGCGGACACACCCACACCCACCCTCGCAACACGGGCGCGGTGATTGCGCGGACCTTCGGCGGACACACCGTCGCGTGCATCACAACCTCAGCCCTCTACTACACCGGCACGACTGTCGAGCCTGACGACCCGCTGATGAGCTGCTACGTCACATTCTA